TTCCCCTTAAATATAAAATATTTAAAATGAAATCTCAAAAATCTAGAAAAAGCGCAACCATTCGTGGTGACGTATTTTTCCTGAGAACTAACAAGCACATGTTACAAAAAACACATGGGAGATGTCCCAATCTGGATTGTGTTCCGGATTTAAAAACTATGTCTAAGAGTGATAAGATAATTCACTCAAAGATAGCTTATGAATATGTGAGACCTGTATTGGATGTACTACGGTGTTTTGTTAAAACCGTCAAGATTAAGGATGCCATTAAATGGAATTCCTCGATCGCGCGGCTTTACATTGACTGTATTATACTCTCCAAGGCTGACACGCTTATGAGTGTTTTAAAACACGACTTAAGACTTATCAGTTGCAGGGCTTACGGGAACGATTTGGATAAGAAATTTCTATTGATGAAAGGTCGAATCCAGAAATTCATACGTTCGAAGTGCGCAAAAGCGTTCGCTTTGTCACCAAAGTGGATATCATTCTGCACGTCGATGTATGAAAGTAAAAGAGACTGGCCGGAACAGTCGGAGAAGGTTGAATTCAATGCCCTCAAGACACATAAACATTGTCTTTCTTCTACTCAGGATCCCTCGAAAGAGATCATGAGGAGAATGCATTTATTTTTCAAATCCTCCTTTGACTATCTCGGGCCAAAGGCGGCCGATAATCAAGGAACCTACGTTGCAACGTATGGAGCTTGTTATCAAAACAACAGAAAGAAAGGTGGTAATAAAAACTATGTTAGTATTGACCATCCAATCACACTTCTTAATCGTTGCAGTATCACTACTGTCGACAAAATGCAGAGGACTAAAATCCTGGGTATTTGTCAAGGCGAAAAATCAGTGGTGAAAGTCGTTACAATACCTGAACCAGGTAAAGTTAGAACAATTACTGTTGGGCCTGCGGGGAGATCTACGTTATGTAGACGCTTACAGCAAGATCTTCTTGCTCTATGGAAGGCATGTCCCTATGGGACCATGCAGCCGGACATGGAGAAAGAACTCATTGCCCGGTTTACGCCTGAAATACGTGATGATGAGAATTACCTTTCGGTAGATTACTCAAATGCAACGGATTTCTTGTCACCAGAGGTTACATTTCTGTTCCTTGAAACTGTCTTCGACTATTACAATAGTGATGGTCGTCGGCACAAGGGCTACACAAATGAAGAGATGTTTTACATCTATGATTCGATTCTTAATCGGATCGAACATCCTCATGGTGATTTTCAACAAACTAATGGTCAGCTCATGGGTCATCCCCTTAGCTTTCCGATTCTCTGTTTTGCTAACTTATTCACATTCTTCGAATCCTACAAGATTTCGGGGAGAATAAGGTCGGTGCGAAACTTTTATCATCATCCCTTGGTGCTTGCACTTAACGGTGATGACGGCTGCGGAGTAGTAACACTACTCGAGAAGACTTTCCAGGAGAGTATCTCTTCTGACATAGGTCTTGTGATTAATAGTACAAAAACACGGTTGGCCAAGAGATTGGCCACCATCAATTCGAGGACTATTCTTCTTCTACCAGGCAGGGTTCCTAGGATAATTCCTTATCTTAGGCTTGCTTTGGCAAAAGGTACAAACATCAAAAAGGGCAGTGACTCTTATCTGGACCTCCATACAGCGAAAGCAATATGGGAGACCGTGAGTAGTTGCTCCTATGGACTAAACATCCAATTAGGAATTCTCGTGAAAAGAATTTCCCAACTCTTCCAACCAAAGGATTTCCACATGAACTTTTTTATTCATGAAGACCTTGGAGGGCTTGGTTTATCGAGTCGTTTTGGTGCACGAAATAAATATCATATTACTTCCGAACAAATTGCAACAGCACATGCCATCATGTGCTGTGGTGATTCCGATAACGTGGTTGGAGGACCTTCGGGCCTCAACAACATAGATCAGGATAATATGGACCTTTTGAAAAAACTCAGCTGCCGGAGATTACCATTTGTTGATGGTCACGGCAGACGCCTTTTTGGCCCCCTAAACGAGCAGGAGGACGCAACACTAGTTAATAAATCAGCGTTGAATCTCGTTTCGTCTCTTTCCGGATACAGGAAGGTTGACACTAGTACGCTAGGTCAGCTTCCCAAGATCCGGAGTTCCCTGACGAAGATAGGTAAGAAAACCATGATAGACCTCAAAAATAATAAGATCAGAGGTGGTATTCTTTCGCAAAGACGTATCAAACGTTATCTTCGTCCTTTGTATCACAACTAATTGTTGGAACACAACACAGGCACGACAACTCCTCCAATGGGGTTCTTGTCTTAAACATCCAAAATTGTTGGTAATATATGTAATTACCGTAAAACTTTCAATGCTAAGAAGGCTAAAACCCTTTGGAATGCCAACAGACTGCACGGATGTGAGTTTATTGGACAAGGATGAACAGTCGGCTGTGTCGCAGTGTATCCCATATAATGACAAATAGTAAAGATTTAAAAAAACAAAGAAATAAGCAAGTACGCAAGTACAGACAGAGGGCATTAGCTTCCCCTAGTGTTAATAAAAACACTACGGTAATATGCTGTATGCCTCCGATCAAGCCGTGTGCATTGATTTATGCCAAAGCCTTAACAGATTTAAAATTCTGTTACGACAATGGTCTCAAACCATGCGTTCCGGATTCAAACAATACTCGTAGAAGTCAGAAGGTTGTTTCGCGCATGAATTTTACCGCGTACGGTGGTTCCAATGGAACCGCCTATATTGCCGTAAATCCAAACGTTTATGCCAACGATCTGATTAATGTGATATATACGAACACCGATTACCCAAGTGCTGATTTAATCAACTTTGGATCATTAGGTGTTATCGCATCAGCAACTTCTACCCTACCATACTCGATCGCTGATATTAGTTCAGGATCGGTTTCAGCCAGAACTGTGGCATGCGAAGTGCATGTCCAATATTCTGGTGCTCCCCTGACGAGGTCAGGGATAGCATATGGTACTTACCCTCTCGGGCTTGGAGCTACCCTTGATACAAGAAAATCTGCGGATCTCTCACAAGAGATCCTCACATCAATTGACATCATGGACGGACGTGAACATATTGTCAGGTATTTCCCACAGGATACCCAATACGACACGTACGTTAAATATGACTCTACTCTCTCAAACTCACAACCGTGTTTGGGATTTCTAGTCAATGGATTGCCATCTACACCTACCGGAGCCGCTGCTCTTAAATGCGAAGTTTATATCGCAATTGAGTACGCTGGCCCCGCCGCTTTCTCTACCCAAACACCTTCAGAGGTGGATGAGCAGGCGCGAGGTAATATTTTGGCCGTCGTCGGTAGTCACAAGAACGGGCCCGCATCATCCAAATCATATTGGAAGGAAGTCTTGAAGGCAATTACGCCTTCAACAAAATTCCTTAAAGATGCGGCCGGTGTTGTTGGAACCGGTGTCGGTGCGATGTTGAGTGGAGCAGCCGGAAATAATGCGAATTATTCTGGCAATCAGCCCTCTCAATATCCACGGATTACCGATCTCGATTAAGTCGAGTCGGATCAATGTCTGTCCTGTAGAGGACTGACCGTATATACGCAGTACTAGACTGCGCGGTTAGTGGTATCTACGCACCAGATTTAACAAAAACATCAGGAATGTTTTTCTCTACCCAGAGCTTTTCATCTTCGGACTA